CCAAGGGGGTCCTAGGGAAGAACGTAATCCCCCTGGCCGGCAAGCCCCTGATAGCCCACATGATCCAGGCTGCTCTAAACTCCAATTCTATTTCTCGTCTAGTGGTCTCTACGGAGGATGAAACGATAGCTACTACTGCTGCCACCTGGGGGGCCGAGGTGATCAAAAGGCCGAGGGCACTTTCCAAAGACGACTCCTCCTCCGAGTCTGTCCTTCTCCACGCCCTGGCTCGCCTGGAGGAAAGCGAACGTTACTTGCCCGACGTCGTAGTCCTCTTGCAATGCACGGCCCCCCTCACCGGCTCCTGGGACATAGATATGGTCGTAGGGGAGATGCTTGCAGAGAAGGCTGACTCCTGCTTTGCCGTTTCCCCTTTCCATGGATATGTCTGGAGGGAGACGGAGTTCGGGGACCCGCTTCTTGTGAATAGGGATTCAGAGGTCAGGAGGCCAAGGCAGGAGGAGTCCCCGCAGTACATCGAGACAGGTTCCGTCTATGCCATGAGGACGAGGGTATTCAAGATGGAGGGGACCAGGTTCTGCGGGAAAAGTACTATGAGCATCAGGGCATTAGCGTGCGAGATAGACGAACCGAAGGACCTGGTGATTGCCCAGGCCCTTCTGAAATGGAGGGACAGATGAAACTGGGCAAGAGAGAGATAGGGCCGGGGCATCCCTGCTACATCATAGCGGAGATCGGGATCAACCACAACGGGGAGCTTCACCACGCGATGAAGCTGATGGACGTAGCGAAGGAAGCAGGCTGCGACGCTGTGAAGTTCCAGAAGAGGACCCCGGAGATCTGCGTCCCGGATGACCAGAAGACCATCCCCCGGGAAACCCCCTGGGGAGTCATGGCCTACTTGCGGTACAAGGAGAGGATGGAGTTTGGCCAGGAGGAGTATGACCAGATTGATCGGTATGCCGGAGCCCTTGAGATCGACTGGTTCGCCTCCGTATGGGACGAGGAAGCGGCCCTCTTCATGAACCATTATCCTGTCCCTGCGCACAAGGTCGCCAGCGCCTCCCTGACGGACTACAAGCTCCTTCGCCGCCTGGTCTACCTTGGAAGGCCTGTGCTGCTCTCTACTGGGATGTCTACCCCGGAAGAGGTAGGGGAAGCCCTGAAGGTATTGAAGCCCATACAGGACAACGTAGGACTCCTACACTGTACTTCTACCTACCCCATGAAGAACGGGGAGGCGAACCTCCGTGTCATGGACTGGCTACAATCCCTCTTCCCCGGTCCGGTCGGTTACTCCGGACACGAGTCCGGGCTCCAGATCTCTATCGCCGCGGTGGCGATGGGGGCCTCCATCCTCGAGAGGCACATCACCCTGGACCGGACCATGTGGGGAACGGACCAGGCGGCCAGCCTGGAGCCGGAGGGATTGAAGAAGCTGGTCCGGGACGTGAGGATCGTAGAGGAGGCCATGGGGGACGGGGTCAAGAGGGTCTGGGACTCAGAGCTGCCTTCAAGGAAGAAGCTGCGGGGCTAGGTCTCTCGGAGGGTACGGTTAAACCTCTTCCACCTTAACCTTGCGGCCCCCGGCTTTCGTGAGCACCGCCATACTAATTGGGATCGCATCGAATCCCGTGATTCCATATTCGTCCTTCAAGATTTGACGCGTCGTATCCGCATACCCGTGGCCCAACACATCGTCTTCGTCCATTTCGGTTTTGATTCTCCGCACCAACTGATGAAAGATATCTTTAGTGATGTTAACCACGCCAAGGTCCTCGTATGCCTTGCCCCTGACGTTACTCTGTATGGAAAGGTTGATCATCGTCCCATCCTCCGTGTGGTAGCTGAAGTCATTTGGTTTCAATACCCGCCACCCTAGCCTTTTCAATGGCATAGGATAGATCGGTCGAGCTTGGTCGCGGTAGTGATTTACGCCTGGGGTGTTGCTGAATTGCTTTGATTTGTTCAACAATCTCAAGCAGTGTTGCGGCAGCAGAATATACATCGCTGCGCCTCATTATACTACCTCTTGCTTGGTGATATACTTGGCAACCAGCTTGCGGTACTTCGCCATGATCGCATCTTCGCTGATGAAGTGTTCGCTTTCCCACTTGTCGGTTGTCCACGTCCTGCGGTACATTTTCTGGTACGGCTTGTCGATCTCAAGGATCATCGTGATAGCCGACCCGCCGACTGTTCCATTGGCCATGCGGAAGATGTCTACGGCAACCGTGCCTTCGCCGTGCTTGCCTTGGATCGTGGCTCTGTGTGTTTCGTTCTTCATCGTCCCATCCTCCGTTGTGTTGTTTGTTCCTTCCTTCATCCTGCTAAGATCATAAGCTATTCCCCCCTTTAAGTAAATAAAAAAGTGAATAAAAATAAACACCCCTAAAAGCCCTTTATTTATAGGGCTTTTTGAGGGTTGTAGAGAAGAAGCTGCGGGGCTAGGTCTGCCTAAATCCTCGGAAGTTCGTGTTCCTGTCCCAGTACAGCCTCCGTGCTTGTTGCTGTGCCTGTCGTCTTCTTTCATTAAAGTAATTCATGATCAAGAATTCATTGACCTCTCTCAAGGCGTTGTGAAACTCAACGTCGGACAGGTCCGTGAAGTTCACGGAGAGCAGGTCGCTGTTGACGTGCTTCCTCTCGTAGAAGTCCTCCGGCCCCTCGAGCTTCCCCATCTCTATTGCGAGGTCGTAGAGCTTGCTCCCGGGGTAAGGAGTCACGGGGCGGATGGTCCGCAGCTCGGAATGGTCGTCGTACTTCAGGAGGAACTCCACACCCTTCCGCAAGGTCTCCTTCGTCTCCCCCAGGTTCCCCCAGATGATGTTGAAGCCCGGGGAGATCCCCTCTGCCAGGGTGGCCTTGATCCCGTCCTCGATCTGCTGGCAGGTCAGGTGCTTGCCCATCCTCTCCAGGGCCTCGTCGTCGAAGGACTCTATCCCGTAGTTGATGAAGACGCATCCGGTGGCTTTCATCTCTGCCAGGATTTCCGGCTTGGCGAAGTTGAGTCTCCCGGAGCAGAACCACTTGAACTTGAACGGGAGGGTCCTGATCTGAAGGCAGAAGTCCATGACCCGTTCTTCGTTGCACATCAGAAGCTCGTCGGAGAAGTAGACGTAGTTGATCCCATAGTGTTTGTGGAGGAAGGACACCTCGTCCATCACGTTCTCCGGATCCCTCATCCTGTAGCCCTTCTCCATGCGATAGCAGAAGTTGCAGGCATAGGGACAGCCCCTGGCGGTGAGGACGGGCATCACGAAGTCCGTCTTGCTGGCGTGTGGCATCCTCCGTAGCCGGTAGACCTCTATGGGGAAGAGATCCCATGCCGGCCAGGGGATGGAGTCGATGTACTCCACCGGTTTCCTGTTCGGAGCCGTTACCAGGTTTTCCTGTTTGCCTATCTCCGGGAAGAAGGATATCCCGTTGATTGGAGGAGGGAGGAAAACCCTATGAGGAGTCTCCAGACCCTTTACTAGATCAAGGGTAGTAGCCTCCCCTTCTCCCCTCACAACAATATCAGCCCCCAGCTTCTTCAGGAAGAACTCCGGGCAGGCTGAAGGACCATGGCCTCCGAGGATGAAAGAGAAGTATTTCCTGTTCTTACTCGCGTTGACCGCGGCCGCTATCTTCTTCACCTTCTGATATTGCCAGTAACCGGCGATGAAGCCAAGACCCACAACGTCGAAGTGTTCTCTGTCCAGTAGTTCTGTCAGGTGGCTCTCGGGGTAGTGGTGGATGTCCTGGCTCCAGATCTCAACCTCGTGCCCCGCCTTCCTCAAGGCCGCGGCGATGTAGGCAGTCCCCTGGGGGAAGACGTGGATGTGGGATTCATTGTCGTAGACTAGGAGCAAGACTCTCATACTTCTCCCCTTACATTTCAAACCGATTGCCGCTGAAGACAGACTTGTCGGCGTTGTCCAAGACGATGCCCGCATTATCCGTAGCGTCAAAGTAGCAGGCGTTAATGGTGCCGTGATTACCCTGCATGTCTACGCCGACCCCGTCCACGTTCTGGAAGTAGCAGTCCGTCACGATCACGTAGTCACCATAGACTACTAGCCCGCCCTCGGGGATGGTCTGACCGCTGATCACCTGATACTTCTGGGCGGCGAAACGTGGTGTGGTCTTTGGTGTCATCCACGCCTGCGCCTTCTCGTACTCCAGCGACCGGAAGCCGTAGAAGACCCCGATCCCTATGCCGACACAGAACACGAACCATTTCAGCAACCATGCATCAGCCTTCTCGTCTTCTTCAACTCGTCGCGCCAGATCCCAACTCGGTCTTGTCTCTCTGTTCATCTTCTTCCTCCTCTTCTCCTAGTCCAAGCTCTGCGATAAGCAGGAACTTGACAGCCAGTAACAACATCAGAACGAACAACATCCCGTCGAGACTTGCCTCCAAGAGCTTGACCTCCCAAGAGTGATGTATAAGCAAGGGCAATCGGATGCCTGCCATGATGGCAAAGAGTATCCAGAATATCGTGTCACGAATCTTACTCGGTCTTGACATGGCTCACCCCCTTCTTCTGCTTGACGACAAAGACTCGATCAGCATTCTCCACAAGATCCTCTTCGTGGGAGACGATAATGAACTGGAGGCCGAGCTTATCAGAGATTTCCTTGAGCATATTGCTTGCCCGTGGTTGCAGATCCCTTGAGAGGAACCGGAACGGCTCATCCAGTATGATCGACTTACGAGATCGAGGTCGGCGCAAGCTCCAGAGAGCAACTCGGAGCCCGAACGCCGCAACGTCGACTGCACCTCCTCCTGAAGCCGAGAGCGGATGGACTTTAGATTCTTCTCCATCGCGGGTAAAAGAAAGGACAGCTTCACTCTTCCCCCTCTTTAGTTCGAACTCCAAGTTGAGACTGTACGGATCGGGGAACACCGCCTCCAGACCAAGGGTGACCAGCTCGCTCACATGATACTGGAGCTGGCTCTGGGTCTCTTTCGCCACTGTCTGGATGATCAACCTCGACTCTTCGAGATCCTTCTCCGATTGCGACAGAGTAGTTAGGCGTTGCCTTAAAGATTCCCGTTGCCGGATCAAAACATCCCTCTCCCCCTTTTTCCTTTCCAGCCTTCTTCTCGCTTCCGTCAACGTTTGCATTCATCCTCCAGGTCCACAGGTTCACGATACACTCGATGGCTTGCAGGAAGTCCGGGGCGTTCGTGCTGCCCCCGAGGATCCTCCTCACGCAGTCTTCCAAGATCTTCTCACAGTTCATACTTGGTCTCCAGTTCTTCCAGTCCGGCGTCCAGGCTATCACGAAGGCTCTCAGCCTTCTTCTTCAGGGCCTTGAGCTTCTTCCTCGCCTCCTCCAGGGTCTTGGCCCCGAAGGATTCCTTCAGCTGCTCGTAGAGGCTCTCCAGGGTTCCCTTGACCTTGTCCCTCCTAGTCTTGCTTTCCTCAAGTCGCTCACGCAACCTTACAATGTCCATTGCCTGGGTCATACTTCTTCTCCCTTCTGTCTACCTTGGTCTTCCCCTTCCCCCGGATCTTTCTGGCGATGGCGGAGAACCCTCTCCCGTAGTTCCCCTTCTGGTGTCCTTCCCCAAGGGGGAGGAGCTTCGCGCCCTTCTTCAATGGCTGGCCGTTCTTGTCCAGGGTCTTCTCGCTTCGCCGTGGGGTCCTGATTCCTCGGGATCTCTTGCTACCAGATGCCATTGGGATACTCCTTCTTCAAAGCGTTCAAGTTCCTTTCGATATAGTCCGCTACTGGACAGGTCTTTGTCTCCTGATCTTTTCCATTCGTCCAGAGCCAGTGGAGATAGCTGGCCGGGACATCTTGCATCGGAACCTTTGTAAATCTCGCCGCGTACTTCCCGAAAGGCATCTCATCTAGGTCCGTCAGTTGTTTCATTTGAACACTCCTTTCAGCCAGTCAGGGATCTCCCCCTCTTCCATCTTCCTTCGCGGGTGGTCCTCTAGCTTCCTCTTCCCGTCGATGACTTCCCCGCTGGCCTGGATGTCCTCGATGGTCTTCAGCAGCAGGACGTTGATCGGTTCTGCTTTGTTCATACCTCGACTCCTTTGGCTTTCAGGGCCGCGAGGCATATCGCCATAGGGGCAGAAGCATGTCCAGCCAATGGGATTTTATCGATGGAACAAATCCAACCGTCTGTTTTTTCTCCTCCAACAGAAACAGCTTCACTCCAGGATAAAGAAAAAACACTATGCTTCTCTTTTATCTTTTCTACTACCATCCATGCATCAACTATGTCGGTAGAATAGTACCTGCCACATCCTCCCATTGGGTTGTTGATCGGGTTCCCGTCATCCCTTGGCATCTTAAGATGCTTAATTACTAGCTCGTTGATCCTTTGTTCTTTCTTGTTCATCCTATACACTCCATCACGAGATCCTTTACCCGCTTCTTGGTCTTATTCTTCTTGAAGTACTGCTCCATGTTGTCCTCGAAGGACAGCCCCGCCTTGAAACTCTTCCCCAGCTTCTCCACGAAGGCCCCCACCCTCTCGTCCCTGGACTTTTTCTTCTCGACATGGTCCCGGGTGATGACTCCATCCTCGATGGGGATGTCCACCCTTTCCAGATCGCTGGGTCCCTCGTACCAGAGCCACGCTGCCGGCTGGTGGTCCTCCTGGTCAGTCGTGGTTCTCATCAGGGATCCCGGGGAGAGGAAGATCCTCCCCTTGCTGTCCGTCTGCACGAAGGCCTTGTGGTTATCCCCGCAGATTACCAGGTCGAAGCCCTTCATCTTCTTGAGGATCTTGGAGGCGGAGTCCGCGGCCATTCCCGGCCACTCCGGGTCCTTCTTGTAGGAGAGGGCATGGATCATTGCCACCTTCCTCCCCCCGCCTTTCGTCCTCCCAGGGGGATTCTCCGGGAGATCCTCCCCCCAGGCGTACCCATAGAGGGCCGTAGACGCCCCTATACGGAGTTTTCTTCCCCCATAGAGGGTATTTACCCTTCCTGCTACTTCAAGGGCATTTAAGCCGCATTTCTCGTAGAGGTCCAGATTGTGGTTCGGGAGGTCGTGCTGCCCCGGGATCGTGATCACCTCATGGGGTAGATGTTCTATGGCCTTGGCCAGCAACCAGGGGGAGGGCTTCCAGTGGTGGAAGATGTCCCCGGCACAGAGGATGGGGACTCCGTGCTTCAGTTGGAGGTCCTTTAGGAAGGAGAGCTTCTCTACGGTGGCCCGCCAGAAGTCATCTGTCCTGCAGACCGGGGTGTCTTCCCGAAGGTGGAGATCACTAACTATGATCGCTGTCGGCTTCATTACTTTCCCGGTCCAAACGCTGGGGGTGTCTCCAGGTCCTTGACTTTTACTTGCAGCTCCTGGATGTTCCTTATGTTCTGATTGATAATCTTGCTGGCCTGCTGGAAGGACGCTCGCATATCCTTCTGCAGCTTTACAGCCTGTCGATCGTCCACCACCCTTATGGTCACGCATCCGCTCAGAAGTGCCAGGGGGATCAACAACATAATCAGTTTCTTCATTTCAGTTCCTTTCCGCATGTCGGGCAGACCTTGGGCATCTGCTTTTCCAGGTCTTCAATTTCTGCTTCGTACTCTTCCAAGTCGTCTGTCGCCTCCTTGATTTTCTTCCCTAGTTTGTTTAGTGCTTCAATCTCCTTCTCCACCTTGCCAAGTCTCTTCCCTACTTGCTCCAGGTCGTCGAGGATTTCCTCGGCCCCGGACACGTCCACTTCTTTTTTCAGTTCCTCCTGGGCTTCCTCGATCCTGCCAATCAGGATAGCAAGTTCCGACTTTCTGGAGGATGCCTCTATCGCTTGCCTTTCCAATTGTTCCAGGCCGGTGAGGTATCCGTCCAGCTCGTCCAGGCCTTTGTAGGATTCCAGCTCCTCCTCCAGTTCAAGGGTCCTTCCCTCCGCCTCCCGCTTCTCGTTGGCGTTGCTTCGTACCTTGGCAGCAACATTCGAGAGGGAGGAGTCTATGACGTCCAGGCTGGCCACTTCGTTCAACACCCGGGCGACTTCCCCCGGACTGTCGGAGAGAAGGAATGGGGGATCAAGCTGGGACTGGAAATTGATGGGGAGCATGTTGAGGGCTTCGGAGATCTCCTCGGGGACTCCCTGGCCGAAGGCTTTGAAATCTTGGTATTCCGGACCGTCCTTTTCATCCCACCCCATCTTGGAAACAGAGTATCCGTTTTTAGCAGTCCCTTCTTTCCAGCGGCGTATGAAATGCTCTGTGGTCTTTATCTGTACTTTGGTAAGGCCTCCCCACGTGGAGCGGAAGGCATCCCCTGCCGGCTTGTTGTTGATCAGCCAGTTCAGGGCGCGAAGGATGGCAGTCTTTCCCGAATCGCTCCTCCCCTGGATCACGTTGACCCCCTTGGAAAACTTGAGGGTCGTGTCCTTGTGGCTCTGGAAGTTGGAGATCTGGATAGACTTGATCATCCACTCCTCCTCCTCTTCGCCGTGGCCATCTTCTTCAAGACCTTCTCCCACCGCATAAGGATATATGTCTCCCCCTTGTCCTCCCGGAAGACCACGGCGTCGACCCCCTCGTTGATGGCCAGCCACTTCGGGAGCTTCTTGCGTCGCTTGGCCTGGATCCTAGTTTTCTCTACCAGGACGTCGACCTCCTCTGCCTCCCCTATGGCTATCCCGTTGCTGCCCCAGGCCCGCTTTGCCTCGAGGCCTTTCTCCTGGGCATCGTGAACCAGTTCGACTTCAAACTTGTTGCCCTTGGCTTTGTTTGGGTGGGTCATGCTATACCACATACATCTTGCTTCGCATCCTCAATCATCTTGGAGCCCCTCTCCATCCTGGCCCTGGGCTCCTCAACTTCCCTCTTCGTCTTCAGGTATCCCCCAAGGAGAAGGATGTAGTTGACCACATCAAGGATCGTATCGTCGATCGTCTCGTCCTTGACCTGCCTCTTGTGCCCGGGCCGGAGGAGGTTGGTGATCCTGGACATCTTGTCGGAGAGCCGGACCAGGAACCCCTGCTCGACGGTACAGACCCCGGTCAGCTCGCACATCCGGAAGTTACGGAAGACTGCGAAGGGGTCCTCCTTGTGGGCCTCCGGATCGGCATAGTCGTTGTTCTTCCGATTCGTCAGGTCGTAGGCCCTCTGGGTCATGTCCTTGTGGTACTGCAGCCATCCTTCTCTGTTCATCCTATTCTCCTATGTATGTCTTTGATTCGCTGCATCGCCATTTTGCTGGAGTAGTCCCGGGAACTATTCCAGGGAGCTGGCCACAACAAGGCGGCTCCTCCGGCCTTTAGCCATTCCTTGCAGTTGTCCATCTTGTCGTCAATCAAAAGCCTGTCCGGGGCTGCCAGGTATTCTTTACTCAACCCGAGGAAGTATTCCTTCGGTCCTATCATCCGGCCTAGGAAGTCTGAGAGCCAGAACAGCTTTCCGGCAGAGCTATAGGGGGATTGATTTGGAGCCGTGGAAAAGAACACCTTTCCAAGGCTGGCGCAGGTAGTATAAAGTTCGTCCGCCCACGGGAGCTTTGGAAGGTATCTCCAAGCATCCACGTTGGAGAGGGGATGCCAGAAATCCTCATCTGACATCCCCCATGCCCTCCAAAAGTCATAATCCATTTCATTGGTTATTTCCTCGACATCCATTCCATGAAGGTTGGCAGCACCCTTCCTGAAGTCTACTAACACTCCATCCATATCGAGGAAAGTGATCATCATACCACCCTGAAGGGAGTCCAGTTGAACTCACCATGTTTCGGATGCACCAACCAGGCAGACTGAGACGGCGTAGCATGCCGGCCTGCAGCGTGGTCATAGGCATCTGTTCCGGAGAGGCTCCCGCCGATCATGTACTTCGGATGGTTCAGCGGAGCATGGAAGTGACCGAGGACGATCTTGTGGAACTTCACCGCGTCCTCCATGTTCATCCTGTGCTGTGCTTCCCGGCCCACCTGCCGCTCGACTCCGTAGTAGGGGAACCCGGCCCAGCCCTTGATCTGGTTGCCGTGCATGAGGAGGTATCTCCAGCCCTGCACGTCAACGGACTTCTCGATCATTGGGTAGAGGTTGAACTGGACGTTCGTCAGGTTCTCCAGGAGCTGCCTTGCCGTCCATCCTACCACGTAGTTGTGGGTGTTCATCCCGGCTTCCTTCGCCTGGGGCTTCTTCGTCAGGCGGGCGTGGTTGTCCGCCGTCACGAACTCAACCCGGACCCTCTCGAAGTGGGGGGCCAGCATTGCTGTGGTCGAGGCAAGCATGGACCCCGCCGTCACCGCTTGCATTGGCGTGGGGTAGGCGTTGGTGATCCGCAGCTCGTCGTGGATGTCCCCGCTGATCAGGTCCCCGGTCACCAGGAGCACAAGCTCGTTGATGGTGTAGGTGTTCCTGTTCAGGGCGATCCAGTTCATCACGGAAGTTCCGAGTCCGTCCAGACGGGCCTGGGCAATCTCCGGGGAGTACTCGTTGAAGCCTTCCACCTCGCTCGCGTCCTGCACGCTGCCGATGTGCCAGTCCGTCAAGTGAAGGACGGAGGAGACAGGGCTCGACACTTTCGAGCTTGCCGGCTTCTTGTAGACCATCTTCGGAGGATCCAGGACCGTGAGGGCGTCCTTCAAGTCATTGAAGAAGACGGTCAGATTTCCGTGCTCCTTCTTGTACTCGTCCAGCCTGGCCTCCCTCTCCCGCAGCAGGGCTCGGAGGGCCACGATCTCCTCATCAGGATCGAACTCCCTTTTCAGGTTCCCGATACTTGTGCTTTTCGGTGCTTGTTCTTCTGGCATTTCTTTCTCTCCTTATCCTTGTGCTACGCCATCCATCTTCAGGATGATGGCGATGTCTTCTTCGTGGCCGAAGACAACCCTGTTGGTCGTCCCCTGGCCTGGCAGACGTGCCTTGTTGTTGTCGAGCGATTCATGGACGGCCGCGTCCTTGAACCTGTCCACGGAAAGGCCTGTAGCCCTCCGCACGTCATCGTACCTTGAGACCTCCCCACGGGGGATCTTGTCGAGGACTTCCCGGATAGCCTTCACGGGATCCAGCTTCTCCTGATCTGCAAGTATGTCCAGCTTGATGCTTTTTACTCTGTCCACTTTCCTACCTCCTTTTGCTTTCTTGTTTGCTTTCTTGGTTATGGCCCCTCTATCCTCGTGCCGAATGGATTTTCCGTCCGACATCCCCAGGGACCACAGCATTCGTCTCACTGAATCCTGGCCTCTTCCCGTTGCCTTCTTTGCCTTTTCGATGAACCTCCCTCTGGTGTCATGCGAGTACTCCTTTTCGTGGGCAAGTATCCAATCCCGTACTACGCTGCCTGACTTTCTTCCACTTCCCATAGCTTACCTCCTTTTTCGTTTCTTCGGACCGTACTTCAAAATCTTGATGTCCTGCTCCCATCCCTTGGGGATAACAGTGCAGTCCATGTCCGGGTCCGGTCCATCATCAAGGTAGACTCCCTGCTGAAGGACATAAAACGTGTCTTCCTCCTTGACCAGGATTCCCCTGTTGACCGCCTTTGCTGGCGTGGCCTTGGAGAGGGGCATGTTGAAAGTCCCCTTCGCGTCCAGCCATGTGATCTCTACCAAGTCCCCTATCCTGGCCTTCCTCTTTTTCATTTATACCTCCTCTTGCGGTTCAGCTTCAACGACTCCTCGACCTTCAGCCAGCTATGTCCGACCAGCTTTCTCAGCCGGGGCTCCAGGTTCTTGTCCTCGATGGTCTTGATCAGCTTCTCCCGGGTCAGCTCCCCGAACTTCTTCGTCGAGATCTTCTGTCCCTTCTTCTTCCAGAACCCGTTCTTGATAAGCCAGTCCACACAGGAACCCACGTCATCGATCCCCAGGTCGTAGTAGATGGGGAACTCCACCTCTCGGACCTTCCCGGTCAGCTTGTTCTTCGTGACCTTCACCTTCGTATTGACCCCGATGATCTGCCCCTTCTTCTTGATCTTCCCCTCGATGGCCATCCATAGGACATGGGAGCAGTAGAACTCCAGGGCCTTGCCCCCGGAGCGGTACTTCTTCACGAAGCTCATAGGGTTGATGTTGTCCCGGGTCTGGGAAACGACAATCAGGAGGGAGCCGGCATCGTCCAGCCCCTTGTTGATCTGCCGGAGGATCTCACTCATCAGCTTGGGTTTTGCCATGGAGTAGGTTCCCTTGGCCTTCTGTCCCTTGGCCCTGGCCTCCAGCTTCTCCCCCAGCTTCTTCGCGTCCTCCTCGCTGGTCAGGGCGTCGAGGGAGTCCAGCACGTAGATGAAGGGAGCCTCTTCCTTGATCCACTTATGGATGTCCTCCTGGAAGTCCTCGATAGTGTCGGAGTGGGGATCCTCGGTCTCCAGAGCCTCGGCAAGAGACATCCCGAACAACCTGCCCAGATCGAAGGAGCAGGCAGCCTCGACATCGTTGTACTTGGGTTTGATTAGCCTGGCGGATTCCGCTAGTGTTGTGAGGGCCAGCATAGTCTTCCCGGAGCTGGAGTCCCCTATTACGTTTACGATCCTCCCCAGGGAGAAGCCCCCGTCCGTCGTGTCGGAGAGGGCCAGGTTCAGCAGGGTGGAGCCGGTGGAGACAAGAGGAGGATCTTGGGAAACCCCACCTGCGCTCCGGTCCCTGCTGGCAACCTGGGAAGCCACTTTGCTAGTTGATGGCTTCTTTGTTCTCACTTACCATTCCTCTTCTTCTTCATCCTCGTCCGATTCTTCTTCCTCGTCGTCTTCTTCCTCTTCAGGCTCTGCTTTCTTTTTCTTCTTGGAGGACTTCTTCTTGGACTTCTTGGCGGGCTTTTCCTCTTCTTCTTCCTCGTCGTCTTCTTCCTCTTCAGGATCCTCTTCTTCTTCCTCGTCGTCTTCTTCTTCAGGATCCTCGTCGTCCTCTTCCTCGTCCTCTTCCGGCTCGGCCTTCTTCTTTTTCTTCTTGGACTTCTTGTCGTCCTGGCCGTAGTCGAGATCGTCCTCTTCCTCTTCTTCCGGCTCCTCTTCCTCGTCGGCCGATCCCTCGAGCATGGCCTTCATGTCATCGTAAGGCATCTCAACCAGGATGGAATCCAGGTCGTGGACTTCCTCGAGGATGTCCTCGTCGTAGTCCTTCTTCCTGTCCAGGAACTTGATCCCGGTGGCCTCGAGGTACGTGTAGCCCCCGCCCTTCTCTTCCGACCAGCGGATCTTCAGGGTCTTGCCGCCTTCCAGGTCCGGGAAGGTTGCGTTCTCGTCCCCGTCGTCCTCGTCGTTGATCTCCGTGTCCAGGAGCTTCCCGAAGTTGTGGTAAGAGAAGTCGAAGACCTGGGGACCCTTGTCCCTGTTCTTCGTATCGATCACGTTGAAGAGCTGTCTCTTCTTCGGCCACAGTCCCTTGACCGTGTCCTCGTCGGCGTCCGGGTCCTTGTCCAGCTTCGCCATCTCCTCGCAGATCGGGCAGGGTTTGCCCAGGCTCTTGGCAGGGCAGAGCACGCTGTCGTTGTTAGGACCGATCCCGCGGTGGACAAAGAAGGTCCTCTCGTACCAGAAGTCGCCCTTGTCCGCCTGGGGGTTGTGGCTCTGGTTCACTTCGTAGAGGAGGATGTCAATGACACTCGTCCCCTTCTCCGGCCGGAACATTTCCACGCCGGATTGAAGATAGGGGACTCCCCCTCCCTTCGACCTTTCCTTTGCCGCGTCCTGAACCTTCTTCCGGTTCACTTTCAGCGGGCGTTTCTTCTTACTGGACTTCTTCTTGCGGGCCATAGCCTCTCTCCTTCATCTTTCGTTTTGTATACAGGATCGCTTTCGTGATCAGTCTGGCCGAAATGTAGATGCACATCATCAGCCAGAGCGATCCGAGAATGATGTGCGGAATCCATCTCACTTCACTTCTTCCTCCTTATGTTGTCCTTGACTTTCCCACTCGCCTTGTCGTGTCCTGCTTTGTCCGTCCACTCCTTCCCGAGGTCTCTGGGCTCCTTCGGCGCAGAGAAGTACTGCATCCCCATCAGGGAGGCCAGGTTCTCCAGGCTGCTCTTCCTGTGGTAGAAGGCCATCTTCGCGGCGTCCAGGAGGTCGGCCTCGTACTGGGCCTGGGCAAGGGCCTTCTTCGCCTCCTGGTGTTCCTCCCTTGTTCGGTAGTACGCCTCGATGGCATTGACCGTAGCCTTGCTTCCGTCCGGGAGTTCCCCGGCCTTGTTGATCTCCAAGACGATCTCGCTCCTGACAACCTTCAGCTCCTCGTGCCTCTGCTCCACCTTCTTCTTGGCCTTGGCAGCGAGGTCAGCGTACTTCATAAACTTGTTGGGTTGCTCCAGGAACTCGATGTCCAGGGCGTTCGGATCTATCTCCAGGTCCTCCCTGTAGTCGTACTCTTCTGCTGGTTTCTTCTTCCTCATACCTTTCCTCCTTTATAAATTATCCAGGCCTCGCCATAAGCCAGATGAGCAACTCCGTACCTATGACTTGCATGCCAGCGCGGGGGGCCAAGGCCCGTGTCGTATAGCTTCCTCTGTCGCTCTCGGTTGACTATACCAAGCTGGCCTTGAAAGAGACTCGGAAACCCACTCATGAATGTTTTTCTTTGTCTCAATCTACTTCTCCTTTCTAAGATTATAGGAATCAGTCGTCCGTTTCCCCAAAAATACTTTCCGCACAGGAGATCACGAGCCCTGCCTTCCCACTGGCGAAGTAGTCCGCCTCGAAAGCCTGGAGGATCGGGATGGCCTTGGTCTCTCCTCCCAGGGCAACGGAAGTCATGTACCCCAGGACGGCCCTCCTGATAGACTCCGGCTCTGCCTCCAGCCCCTTGAGGATGGAACAGATCCTCCCCCAGCTGGCCCCCTTCAGGAGGGCACGGCAGAGTTCGATGGTCTCGTTCTTTTCCTCGGCATGCTTCTTGGCTACCTTCGCCATCTTCTCCGGGGGCAGGTCGATGATCTTCTCCAGGATGGAGAGGGCTATGCCCGGGGACCCGAAGCTGTCCTCGATGATCTGCATCCCCACCTTCTTCGGGATGGTCTTGTCCTCCTCCTTGAGCACGTTGCGGAGGAGCCTCTTCATCTCCTTGTCACTCACGGGCTGGAGATTGAACTCCGCGCACCGCCTCTTGATTGTGGGCTTCAGCTTCTCCGGGTTAGTTGTGGCCAGGATGAAGTAGACGTGCTCCGGGGCGTCCTCCAGGGACTTGAGCAGGGCCTCCTGCCCGTCCTTGGTTATTTGATGGCACTCGTCCAGGAGCCAGACCCGGACGGGGCCGAACATGGACTTGTACTGAATCTTGGAACGGATGGCCCTCATGGTGTCGATCCCCCGGAAGTCCGCGGAGTCCATCTCGGCGAAGTCCCTCTTGTCGCATCCGATAGTCTTGGCAACGATCCTTGCCAGGGTTGTCTTCCCGGTCCCGGAAGGCCCAGTAAACAGGAAGGCGTGGGGGATGTCCTCCTTCTTCCTCTTGAGGATGGCGGCCAGGGCCTCGGTGGTATCCTCGTTGCCCACGAAGTCTGCCAGGGTCTTCGGTCTGTGTTTGTTAGCAAGTCCCATCACTTTACCTCTTTCATGTCCCACCAGTTCCCGTCTACCTCGCTTCGTTCCGTCTCGATCTCCATGGGCACAATTATCCAGGGCCAGTGCTCCCGGATCTTGTCGCAGAGTCCGTGCATGATCTCGGAGAGTTCGTCCGCCTCCTCCGGGGGATGGTCCAGGATGGCGGAGTCGTGGATCTGCCCGACGATCAGGGCCTTGAGCTTCCTCTTCTTGATCTCCTTCTGCAGCTGGATCAGGCACCAGAGCAGCCAGTGGAAGGCGGTCCCTTGGATAGGCCGGTTGATGCACTCGTTCCTGGTCAGCAGCTCGTGGCAGCAGAAGCCAGTCAGCATGTCCAGGCAGCCTCGTTCACAGTACTCCTGCCAGAAGTCCTCCTTCCACGCGTCGTAGACCTTGAACCTCTTCTTCCAGAACTTCCTCTCCATCCTCTGGATGTGCTTCTCGAACTCGAAGAGGCTCTTGATCCCCTTCTGCTTGAGATGCTTCTTCAGGCTGACCTTGTCGTCCTCCCTCCGCAGGTCCATGGTCCGGATGGCTTCCCAAAGGTTCTTGGCACAGGCGATGTAGTAGTCCCCGAAGAACTGGGGGAAGACGAACTTGTTCTTCCCGCAGTACCTGGCGTCCTTGGAGACCTGTTCGAGGGAGAGCATATAGCAGTCCATGGCCACGTCCCGGTGCATGTCCTTTGTCGGGTCCTTCAGGTAAGCGATCATCACGGGGTCGTGGTGGTAACAGGCCGCGGACTTGATCTCGTTGCCCTTGAAGTCGAACTCCGTGAGCATGTTCCCGGGCCGGCAGATAATGCCTTCCCGCATAATCTGGGCCAGCTCCTTGTTCCGCTTGTACCAGTTCTGGCCGTTGGGGGAGTCGGAGGAGGATCGATAGGACTGGGGAATGTGCAGGTTGAAGAACGGTCGGAGGAAGCCTCCCTCGGTCTCCCTCATCACGTCGGTGATCTTGTCCAGGAGCCCCTTGAGCTGGTTCTTCTGGACCCACATCCGGACCAGGGGGGAGTTGATCTTTGCCAGGTCTTCCTCTTTTGTGGAGGGCTGACCGGACTTCTTCGTGAAGTTCTCCGCCTCGTACCCCAGCTCGTTGTAGAGCATGTCCCCGAGCTGCTTCCCGGAGTCCATGTTGAACTTCCCCCTGTACTTCTTCTTCCAGGCCCTTCCCTCCGTGCAGGTCTCTATCTGGTGGCGGAGGTCCCTGATCCTTCCTTCCAGGTTCTTTGTCCTGCCCCGGTAGTACTTCTCGTTGATGGCCATGCCGTTGGACTCGATCTCGGCCATGGTCAGGATCCCTTGGTGGATCAGCTTGTAGGCATCTCTGCGGGTGGCTATCATATCTCCCTCTTCTGATCCATGCAGACCCGGAACTCCAGCAGGGAGTCGATCCCGCAGTAGAGCAGCAGCTTCTCGGGGTCCGCCTGGTCTATGGTGTTGAACCCATTCGCCCCGTACTTCTCCTCCTCTTCCGGGGTGGCCTTCAGGAAGGGGGAGATCTCGCTGTCGTAGTCCAGGAGCCCGTATCGAACCGCGGCCTGGAACTTGACGGAGGTGATCCCCCTGCGGTTGTCCAGGACGTGGGCGGCGTTCATCGTGCACCACTTCCACCCCCGGACCTTCGTCCCTAGAATGACCCGGGACCAGACCTCCTCGAACTTGATGTTGCTGGCGATCTTGAAAATCTTTGCGTTCTTCAGGTAGCGGACGAAAGCCTTCCTCACCCTTTCATCTTCCAGGGAGAAGGCAACGGCCTTGTCCCTTGCCCAGGCTATCGAGGCGCAGACGATCCTGTGCCCTTCCCTGTGGGGCTTGAGGCCCGTGGTCTCGTAGTCAAAGGCCGTGGGCCGTGGGTTCCTTTCCAGCCAGTTCAGGAACTTGACGGCCCTGCCCGGGTGGAGGATCTCCACCATCTCCCTCTCGTCCTTAAAGACGGGGACATCCTCCTTCAGCTTCCCGAGGGCTCTCTTCAAATCCTGCATCATGAGGACCTCCGCGGAGGGAGGGGTCTTCTCGTAGAGGAGGAAGGAGGGATGGTAGGTCGGGCAGACCCAGCAGCCGTACTCCCTGTCAGGGATGGTCCAGCCTCGCCACTTGGCGATCCCGTCCAGGTCCTTCTTCCAGCGGTGGCCGAGGTAGGACTTGACCGCGGAGGTCCCCAGGAGGAGGACCAGGGACGGCTTCTTCTTCATAGCCTTCAGGACGGCTGGCCGGCAGTAGGAAATCTCCGCGTCGGAGGGGGTCCTGTTCTTCGGCGGCCTGCAGTTGACGGCGTTGGTCTTCCAGCAATCCTCGTGAAGGTCGCAGCCAAGGCTCCGGAGCATCTTCTGGAGTTTCCGGCCTGCTTGCCCTATAAGTTGGACGCCTTCGTTGTCCTCCTTCTTTCCGGGAGCCTCAGCCACGATCAGGATCTTCTTCTTGCCCTCGCCGGAGGGCTTCATCTTCGGGGAGTTGCACTTCTTGTAGAGCTTACAGGCCCCGCAGCCGCGGACGTTGGCCCGCTTGACTTCGGCCTCGGTGTCCTCTTTCTTGAAGAAGCCTTTCATCTTATTCCCTCTGTGGTCCTTGCCATGCCATACGGATTTCCACCGTAGCCTCGAAGCATGTGGGGCAACTTACACCTTTCGGAAACCACAACTATGTTCCCCTCTTTGTCGGGTTCATGTTCTAGCCCGTGTTGAAACGGTGGCATGGCTCGGAGCTTTTTCACATCAAGCTTACTACGTGGACGAACCCTTCCCCCTCCAGCTTCAGGGAGTTCTCCCCGACGGTAGCCTCGTCTAGGATGTCCAGCATCTGGGAGAGGAAGTCCGGGTTGACCGTGAACTTCACCTCCTTGCCCTTGTACTCCACCTTGCTCTTCTCCTTGAACCAGCCGCCCTCCCCCTTCCCGTGGATCATCATGGTCCCGTCCTTGACAGTGACTTCCACCTGGGAGTCCTGGGAGAACTCCGTCGTGGCGAACACGCTGGCCCTGTCCAGCATCCCCTTGGTCCTCTTCGGAAACTTGATCTTCTTCCCCTTGACGTCCAGGAGCCCGGACACGTCTGGGTACTCCTTCTCGTAGGTCCGGCAGGAGAAGACTACCCCTCCCTCGCACTTGAAATGAATCCAGGCGTCGGAGACAGAGTAGTGGGTGGGCTCGTACTTCAGCAGCTCCTTGGCCGCGGCAGAGGGGAGGAGGAATTTATCCTTGATGGTTGTCTTCATATCTTTAGCCGTCAGCCTGAAGTTGTCGCAGGAGGTGACTATCAATCCTGTAACGTACAGGCACGTCAGGACCGGCTTGGTCATGTCGGAGGACACGGAGAACAGGCAGAACTTGACAGCCTCCTTGAAGTCCTCCGGCAAGGGCTGGGGCTTCCCTGGTTTGCTGATCTGGTCGAGGGGGAGGTTGATCTCCGACTCCAGGACGATGCCTGCCCGGGACGCCTTGGTCTTCAGCTGAAGCTCGCTGTCCGTCGCCTCCAGATCCACCTCCTTGGCCTGGGACTTGTTGAGCAGCTTGTAGAGTTCCTCCGCCTTCACGGCCCCCTCTATGTCCAGGTCCGTCTTGGCGGAGACCGAGATCTCGTCGTTGTAGGTCTGGACCTTGCCCCCCTTGAACACAAAGGACTTGGACTGTTCGATGATCTCCTTGCTGGCCAGCCCGGGCTGGACCTTGGCGAGGGTTTCAATTAGCTTCTTGCGTTCGATCTTCATACTATCTCCTTCCATGTCTTACCATTCCAATATTTCGATAGATCCTCTTCTGTCCAGTGCTTCAAATCACATCGTGAGAATGTAACATTACACCTTGAACACTGAGAAATCTTAGCACGCTTTTTTTCATGTAAGTAACGGCGAATCTTTTGCATCTTCTTTCCGTACCAAAATAGTTTGAACCCCTCTTCCCCTGTATCAACGGAGCCATACTGTCCTGAGGTCTCTCCAACATTATCCTGGCAGCACAGTAGATAGTTGCCCTTTGAGTCAACAGAGACATATCGAAATGGTTGGTTACATCTACGGGTAATCGGTTTGGTTACAGGGGAGAGCCCAAACTTTTTTGCTGCTTCCCAGTCTAGGTGATTAAACCAGGTTCCAAGAAGCCCTGCTCTATATCTGCTTTTCGGCCAGTTCTCCGGCTGCTCTTGAAGAACAATTACTTTCAAGTCTGGTCCTTGATATAGCCAGGGGGAGGGGGCTCCTTCTGGTTTGTCATAGTATTCATACCAGGGGATCCCAGATTTCTCCGCAGCTTTATGAAACCATTCTCTTGGTCCGTACATATCTGTGTAAACTACATTCGCCCCTGCATCAAGAAGCTGCCTATAAGTAACCTTTCCTGATCGGAGCATGGTCCCGTTCGTTGTAACCTGGATTTGCGATAAAGGAGAAATCTCTCTGGCCATCTGGATAAGCTTGGGAAGGTGGGGGTTTAGAGTAGGCTCACCGCCAAGGGCCATATCAATCCGGCAAGTAGGAGATACTTTAGAAATAATCTCCCAGGTGTTTTTCCATGTCCTCTTACTCATATAGTGGTAGACACCTTTCTTGTCTAACCGGCAAGAACAGTGTCCGCAGGAGAGATTACAGCCATGTGTTGGTTCAAGAACCCAAACCCAGGGAGTAGTAGCTCCATAAGGTTTTACTTTTGCAGGGGTCTTTGTCTTTGGGAAAGCAGAGGAGCCTGGGGGCTGAAAAAATCCAAAGGATGTTTTTTCGAAGCTCATTCTTCCTTCCTCCCTTCCTTTCCGATATAGACCAGGCGCATACCATGTTCGTTTACTCTATCAAGGGGAGTAATACCTTTCTTCAATTTTGGCTTGTTTCTTTTAAAAGGGCTATAGTCCACTTGATGGTGCCAGCGTTTGAATTTCCAGACAACTTTTACTACATCAGGATGCTGCTTCTGAAGAGACTCTGCAAAAGCTCTTCGGTGGTCTCCTGTATTATAGACGTTATCTGTGTTCCCACCCTTCTGTTTCATTGTCGGGCCCTTGTTCATAAGGAAAGCCCGAAAAAGGCAAGTACACCAGCCATCTTTTAAGGCTCGGAGGCAGAGGTCCGTATCCTCGTTGTATCTTCCCCGCCACCGATAAGAGAGTTTTGTGTTTACCAGGATACAAGAATAGATCCTGCTATTAAGAGTGAAAGGAGCCTGGTTTGGTTGCCTATCTGTTACGAAACCAATATGATGCGGACCACAAAAAGCAACATTCGTATAGCGGTCTGCCCACTCTTCCATACATCGGAAGATAGCAGCTGTACGGACAGGGATCCTGTTATTATAGTTTGTTCGAAAGAATCGGACAATATTATCATCCATAACCCAGTGTCTCTTATGCCCATGCTCTTTTGCATGTTCCCATATCCAGTTTCGAGCAGGGATAGAACCTTGGCCTAGATCATGAAAAGGGAGGGTTAAGACCTTCCCAAGTTTTAACTTCTTATACTTCTTGACTTCTGTCTCTTCGACAACAAAGTAGAAAGGGCAATCCATTTCATGTAAGCGGGTTGCTGTATACGGGATCTCGTACCGCCCTTTTGACATAATATAAATCGGATACTTAGTCTTCGACATAGCACCACTCCTTTGGTTCATCAATTCTTTGCTTCTTCGGGTACCAGATAGAATTGCACTTCGATGAAATAGAAATTCCAAGTGCTTTCTTGAAAGCAAGAAAGTCTTCTTTAGTAAAGAAATTCACTACAATATGGTGGCAGGGGGTGGCATCCCCCATATTGAATTCTGGCATATCCCACCAGTGCTCTTTCCAACTGGAGAGATCTTCTTCAGGGAAGAAAGGTTTGATTTTCTTCTCTCGGGTCTTACGGCTTATATGTGAAACACTTCGTTTCTTTGCCATGGGTTTTCTCCTAGAAAAGGAAAGGCAGGGCAGGGTGTTCTTCCTGC